GATGCCCTCAGACAACTTCCATCTCCACCACGCCATCTGCCTACTGTTAATCTCTACCCCGTAGAGCTTCTTAATATCCCTCACCCACTCCTTCTCCTCCCCTGTCAACTTCCCATCCCAGTACACCTTGTAGATGTTAGAGTCGGCAGAGACAGAATAGAACTCATTTCTCCACCATCCACAAAAGATTGCTCTCTGAGTCTTGGCTCTCTTAGCCGTCTTGTACATGTCGTGGAACATGTTGAACCCTTGAGCTGTGCTCTCAAACATGTAGAGTCTCTCAGGGTTCTTCTCAGCTAGAGAAGCTATGAGGGAGGCTAAGCCTTCTTCGTTACCCCAAGAGGCAGTCTCTGTACCGTGTAGGTAAGTGATAGCTTTTCCTTGCCCCAACCTAGATTTGTTACCAGCGATTTGGTAGAAGATTCGGCTTCTGTTCTTGAGCACCATCTGGTTACGGTTATGTGCAATGACAGGAACTTTATATTCCTTGGGAAGACCCTCAATATACATTGCCAGTGTTGACCTGAACATGTCCCTGTTCTCTTCCGTGTCGGCAACCAAAGTGCCTTGCCACCCTGGGTGTGTAAACTGCCAATATAAATCCAAGGCAAGGGATACCGTTGTGATACCCAACTGCCTACCCTTGAGAATAACAAAGAAATGAACATCTTCTTCTAACCCCTTCTTCATCTCTTCCATCACATAGGTCTGAGTCCCCAGAAGAGTACCCATCTTCTTCAAACCCTCCTCCTTGGTCTCAATCTTGAGTTCACTACAGAACTTGTAGAAGTTCTTTAAATTAAAGTTCATTTAGGGTTTACCCATTCTTTCATCTGTCCAGTTGGCTATATCAAACTTCACAGACCTGTTTCTAGCACACGACAACAACTCTTTGTAAAACAACTCAGAGTAGACCTCTTTCCACTCCGCTACCAACTTCCGTTTGGCAGAAGGCTTAATGCAAGAGATAGCACGTTGCATCTCCTTCTTGAGTTTCATACGAGAGTTGTATAACTGCTCTTGCGTACCCTTCTCTAAACCCATAATCCAAAGTTTCCGCTACCAATATCTCTTTCTCTTTGTTGGACACAGAAAGACGAACCCACAGCTCTCTACACAGTGCTCTTAGTTCCTCCTCATCTTCCCACAACAAGTTAGACAAATGTGTCCTCCAAAAACCTTAACAACAACCGACACGCCTGTACCTCCTCTTGCAAGTCAGGAACATTCTGTATGTCAGCAATCAAATCCCTCAAACCCCTAATCAAATCCTCTGTCTTCATGCAACCCTCCAAACTCTCACAACATCACCCTCAGTCCTACTCGTGAACTTCAGCCCTAACCTCTTGTTCGCCCTGTAGTTGGCATTTAACACCTTCTGCCTAGCCTCCAGAGGAACTACAAAACTATCCCCTATCCCCATGTCCTCATAAGGATACGCATACACCACCCTCGGCTTAGGCATCCTGACCTTATCTTCTATCACTAACTCTGTCATCATAATAACACCTCTACTTATAACTGTAGTATATAGGTAAAAAAAGAGCTATGCAAGTACATCCTTACATAGCTCTAAATGGCAACTGCTGCCAGAAACATAAATTTATTTGGGGGGGACGAGATGTGGAGTGCACACCTTTCTATGCCCTATGCCCAACTGACATCACCAAGCGCACTACAGCAAAGAGAGTGCTCTCACACGGTGACCAGACCCATTCCATGATGTAATGCTAGTGCACTAGGCTAGTGCTCTTACACGGCATCACATGCCACACACGCAACCCCTTTTATATATTTGGGGGCACGAGAGGTGGACTACCCCCCTCGTTTCCTACCAGCTGGTTTACATCATGCTTAATATATAAATACAGTAACACCCAAAAATACTTATTCTCTTTTATATAGTATATCAGTATATTGAGAATTACTCTCTTAATACTTTATTCTACTAGGGTTTATATATTGAAAATAGTTGTTGACAACACTTGATTTATAATCTTATACCCTTATAATACATACATGTTAAACAATTAACATATTTCATTAACCCTATTGGAGTCCTACCAAATGGAAAATAAAACTATCGCATGGAGTTCACTATTAAGTGACGCTGTAAACAAGCCTGGCATAATTTCAAGTGCCTACACTGTATTTCACAACTATTCAGTTGCTAACCAGCTCTGGGCTTGGTCTCAGTGCTTATCACGTGAAATAGAGCTTTCACCTATCGCTACTTATAAAAAGTGGCAAACACTTGGAAGACAAGTTAAAAAAGGTGAAAAGGCACTCACTCTTTGTATGCCAGTGACAATCAATAAAAAAGATGATGTTGGTGCAAAAACTGGCGAAGTGTTTCAGCTCTTCACTGTAAGGGCGAACTGGTTTACTCTGTCTCAAACTGAGGGTGAGGACTTTATCAATGAAGTTAAAACACCAGAATGGGACAAGGATTTAGCATTGTCTAAACTTGGCATTACTGAAGTGGCTTTCAATAATCCTGATGGTAATTGTCAAGGATACGCCACTGGTAAAAACATAGCAGTTAACCCAGTTGCAGCTCTACCACATAAAACACGTTTTCATGAGCTTGCACATGTGGTGCTTGGACATACAAATGAAATGACAATGAGTGACTCTGAGAGAACTCCCAAAGATATCAGGGAAGTTGAAGCAGAATCAGTGGCATATATATGTTGCAGTATCCTAGGATTAAAAGGATTGGAAGAGAGTAGGGGATACATACAGCACTGGCTCTCTGGTAATGAAATAGGTGATAAGACAGCTCAAAGGATATTCGGCACTGCTGAAAAGATATTGAAAGCTGGTAGAGCTGTAGAGCCAGTAGCAGAGTAATTACTATCAGAGCAGTGACAGTGCTCTGGTGGATACTTATTCAAGTATCATTTTTTTTAACTTTAATGGAGTCCTACCATGCAAAACTATAACCCTTTAATCGCTTACCATGCCAAACGTGAAATGAGGGGCTGGTCTGAAGTGTGCCGATACCCTGCAAATTGGGAGGGTTGGCATGAGTTTGATAAAAGTATGATTCGAGAACTGCTCAACACTGGCGACCAAGTGGTTACATGTGGTTGGAACATGTATCAAGTTATAAATGAGGTAACAGCATGATTAAATTTGAAACGGGTAAAACCTACCGAACTCGCTCACCTGGTGATTATGATTGTGTATTAGACTACAAAATCATTTCACGTACTGCCAAAACCCTTAAATCATTTGACAAAATGGATAACCAGGTTAAAACCTATCGCATTAGTATTTGGGAGGATGTAGAGCAGTTTAAACCTTGGGGCAGTTTTTCCATGTGCCCTATGATGTCCGCAGATAAACCAGTTGAAGAGGTGACAGCATGAAAAACAGTATTTTCCAAGCCCCAGAACCACATACTAAAGAGTTTGACAAGATGTTAGAGGAAGCCCCCAACATGTACGCTGTGCTGGTGCACATGCTTAATATGCTGCAAGATGGGGACAGTGACGATTATTTCGATGCTAACAAGCTCGAAGCCACAATAACCGATATTTTAGTGAGGATTGAAACCCATGATTAAACTACAAGCCCCCAGTGACCACAATTGGACACATTTAAGCTACCCTAGAACCCTCTGGGATGCTTTTAAGGGTCAAGGTGATATGCACCTATCAGAACCCACACGCACGCCCCTAGACATGGGTTTAGTAGCCCTGTTTGTTTTCCAGTGTGGGACTATTATTTTTATGTCTTTTCTAGCTTTTTATTTAGTGGCTTATGTCTAGCCTTCAAGTGAAGAAACCCCCAGTGACCCAGTGGGTGAAGACCCGCTGCGAAGTGCTGGGGGTCTGCCAGTCTAAAAAAGCCCCTTGTATAAAATGCCCCAATGAAATAAAATTAAAGCACGCTGTGGAAGGCGTATAAGCTGGGTTGACTTTGAGAGTCTCTATTGATGACCAAGTTCAGCCCGAACAGAACCGCAAGGGTTTGCCCCAGCTCGGAATTTCCACCTGAGCTTGGTCACCTATAGGGATTTTTAACCATGCACTATTACAGTTTCAACATCGGTGATTACACCAAAAAGACAGCACACCTGACCAACGAAGAAGATTTGACCTATAGAAGGCTTTTAGACCACTATTACGGCTCTGAAAACCCCATTCCTATAGATACCCCTATGGTAGCCAGAAAAACCCGTTGTAGCCCCGATTTAGTGGCTCGCATTTTAGAAGAGTTTTTTACCCTGCAAACGGACGGCTGGCACAGCAAGAGGGTTGATGAGGAAATAGTTAAATTCAGACTAACCAGTAAACAAGCCAAAAAGGCAGCACATGCCAGGTGGGGTACTGAACCCCCATGCGGACGCATTGCCCACGCATTGCCAACCAATATACAAGAACCAAGTATACAGGAGGGTATTAAATATATTGAGGAGAGTATACCCTCTTGTATGGGAGAGAGTATACCCTCTTTTATAGAAGAGAGTATACCTATAGAAGAGAGTATACACTCTTCTATACTTAAACACAATGTATATATGGTTGGCATAGCAAATGCACTGCCCACGCAATGCGAACGCATACCGAGCGCATTACCAGACCCAGAGGTAGAAGTCCCCGTGGGTATGGAGTCCAAGAGATGGGCTTATGTTTTGAAAGCCAGAGAGGAGAGGGGGGACAACATGACCCGTGTGCAGCAGCAGTCATGGAGGAGTGTCATTCGTGAACATTGAAGTTTTTTTATTAAAGAGAAGGAGGGAGTTAAAGAATGCTTACAAAGTCACAGGGGCAAGTAATCAATATTACAGAATCCAAGAGGTTCAGCACTTATTGGAATGGGTTAGAGATAACAAAGACAGATGCCCACGCCATACTAGACCAGGTCAAGATGGGGCAACCCATGCCCCAGTACCTGATTAACATTGCCCTCCATGTCACAGGTGACTTATGAGTGGGTGGAGAAAGAGACAAATACAGGAGTTGACAATGACTAGAAATGAAATCATAGAGATGGCCAAACAAGCCCAGTTACCACATGACCATGAGACAGGTGAACCCATGTTGTTAAACAAACTAGAAATATTTGCCAGACTAGTTCAAGAGAGAGAACACATGAAGTGCATCTCTGTTGTCTCTAGAGAGATGGGTCAGTACAAAAGACGAGCATCTGTTTTCTAATGAAGATAGCTAAAACATGGGTAGACACTCTTGTGAGAGGAAGTGTCATCAAGAACAAAACATCTAACAGAATCAGAGTCATATTGGATATTGAACTGGGTAGGGAGCTTCAAATCAGGCTTGTTAAGGTATTTAATTTAGCAATTAAATATGATTATAGATACCCTGTTGTGTACCTTGAGAGAACGAACCTTTTACAACATTATGAAAAGATGAACTTGAAATATAGATTCACTGTAGCAGACCTACAAAAAGAAAAGAGGTATTACGATAGACACGGCTGGGAAATACCAGACTACATCAATAACCCACTAAAAGAGAAGGAAATTATAGATTCACTTTACTAGACTAATCATCTAACTGTATAATTCACACATCTACACATGTAGATGAATTCCTAACCATCGAAAGGCTTAATATGAAAATCTGTATCAATTGTGTGCACGCTGTTCTTCCTGAGAAAGAGCAGCCTAAGTACGCTCGTTGTAACTACAACAACCCTGTATCTTTAGTCACTGGTAAAACTGAAATATCAGAGCTGATATTTTGCCAGGTGTTGAGAGAGTCCACATCTGATTCTAGGTGTGGTGTAACAGGTAAATTCTATGAGGAGAAGACTAATGTCTGATTTCACACCAGAAACTAGAAACAGTGCTATATGGTCGGGTGACTCCCGTAAGGTAGCAAATGGCAAAGCCAATGATGTAATCCTTACTAAACTGGGCTTGATGAAGATAGAAGACATCTCCCACATAGAAGCTGTCCAAATGGGGCATGTCATGGAACCCGTGATAGGTAGGCTTGCTCAAGAGAAGCTCAAGACTGAGCTTGTCAAGATAGAAGAGTCACTGACTCACCCTAAAGAGTCGTGGCTCAGAAGCCACTTTGACTTTGCAGGGAAGATTGCAGGTAAAACCGTACTTGTAGAGTGTAAGAACTACAACGCCCAAGTGCGTAACAAGTTCGAGGGCACAAACATCCCTGCTGCCGACCTCGCACAGCTCGTCCACGAAGCCACAGTCTACGGCACAGATACCATGTATTTAGCCGTTCTCTTTGGTGGTCAAGAGTTTTACTTGCAAGAGTTCCACATCACAGAAGAGATGAAACTCAACCTTATAAAACAAATGGCTGAGGTCTGGGCACGGGTTCTCACCAAAGACCCCCTACCTCCAGAGTCTACAGACCAAGTTAAGCTCATGTTTCCCTTTGATGATGGAAGCTCTAAAACAGCCTCTCAGAGCGTTGAAATGGCGTGTAGCCAACTCGCTATGGTCAAGGGCAATATAAAGGCTCTGAAGGTTCAGGAAGAGGTTCTACAGACCCTTATCCAAGGATATATGGGTGAGAAAGGCTCGTTATTCTCTCTAGATGGCAAAGTCTTGGCTACTTGGAAGACTGCGAAGTCTAGTAAGAAGTTTGATGCTGAGTCTTTCCAGTCTGCTATGCCTGAAATTTATGAGCAGTTTGTGGGTGAGTTCCCAGGCTCAAGAAGGTTCTTGGTCAAATGAAAGCCTACCCTTTTTTACACAAACACCCTACCACTGGGGAGACAACTCTCTCTCAGGGTATGGAACTCAGAGACTACTTTGCTGTTCAAACACTAACATTATTTGAAAGAGGTATTTTTTTCAATGATGATGAATTAAACCTATACGCAAGACTTGCATACCAAATGGCAGATGAAATGATGAAAGTAAGGGAGCACAGAAATGAGTAATATAGTACCTATCAACGAAATACAGACAATGGCAGAGGTGGCTGCCAAGTCCAAGATGTTCGGTTTTAAGAACACAGAGGAAGCTATGGCTATCATGCTCCTCTGCCAAGCTGAGAATCTGCACCCAGCAATAGCCATGCGTGACTACCATGTCATACAGGGTAGACCAGCTCTCAAGGCAGATGCCATGCTCGCTAGGTTTCAGCAAGTAGGTGGGAAAGTAGATTGGAAGGAGTACACAGATGAAGTCGTTACAGGGCTATTTTCGCACCCACAAGGGGGTTCGCTTGAGGTTACGTGGACGCTTGCTAAAGCCAAGCTTATTGGAATTGCTAACAAAGACAACTGGAAGAACTATTCTCGTGCGATGCTCAGAGCGAGGTGTGTTTCGGAAGGTATTCGTTCAGTCTACCCTGGGTGTGTCGTTGGCGTATACACGCCTGAAGAAGTTGCAGACTTTGCACCCCCTCCTGTTCGTGCCCAAGCTCAAACCGTACCAGAGGTGGAGGTCATTAGACCTGTTGAAGATGTACAAGAAGCAGATGGAGCTTACAAGCTTATGCTCCCCCAAACTCCCGAGTGGAATACAGAAGAGCCTTATGCTCGCTATCACACACAAGAAGAGTGGCTGACTGGCTATGTCAACATGGTGGCACGTATCTATCATTCCACCAAGTTCTCTACCGAACAAAAGGACGAGAAGATACAGGGACTAGCGAGTGCAAATGCTGACTACATGTCAACTCTATCTTCTTTTGAGAAAATCAAGATTAAGGCAGAGTTGGTGAAAGCGGGGGTCAACCCCTCCCCAAAGTCGGTGCAGTCCCTGACACCTCAAGAAGAGGAACACAACGAGCCAACATTCTAAAACACTTGGAGAGTGCTTCTATAACCCCTATGGAAGCACTCAACCAATACGGGAGTTTTAGACTTGCAGCACATATCGAGGTTCTTAGAAGACAGGGACACAAAATCAACACCACAATGGTTAACGAAAATGGCAAAGAGTTTGCCAGATACACACTCAGAAAGGATTTATATGGACAACAAATATGAAGATAAACCAGGGTACGCCAACCTGTTTTACACCGCACCAGAAGACAAAAAGTACCCTCAGTCTCCAGACTATGATGGTTCTATGATTCTCAAGATGGATTACAAAGCTGGGGAGAAAATCAAGATTGATGTCTGGAACAAAGAGACACGCACTGGCAAGCCTATGCTATCCATCAAAGAGAACTCTTGGGCTAAAGAGAAGGCTTTAGAACGTGCCCAACCCACAGAGGTGACCCCTACTTACAAGCAAGCTCCTAAAACAGGCTACAGGAAGCGTGACGATGACCAAGACGTGCCTTTTTAGATGGCAAGTAGTCTATCTCCCACACAGAGGACTCTGGCTTACCTGAGAGACGAGGGTTACACCTGTGCGATAGTCGAGAAATGGAATCCTTTTGTTAAGATTCGTCAGGACTTGTTTGGGTTCATAGACATCTTAGCCATCAAGAAAGACGAGACCCTAGCCGTCCAGTGCACTTCTACAGGGGTGGCTAGTAGGGTCAAGAAGATACAAGAGTCAGAATATTTACCAAAGGTGAGGGACGCAGGATGGAAGATTTTAGTGATTGGGTGGAGCAAGAACTCCAAGGGAAAGTACGTGATGAGACGCTTAGACATTTCATGATGTCAGGAGCACAGCTCTTAGCCAAAGCCTACCAACAAGGGTTTGAAGACGGCATGAGCTTTATTGAATCTCCAAGTGGGGGTGGTGCTTCAGAGCAAGTCTGAGGTTAGGAACAGTGTCTGGCAGACACGCTGATACCCCACAGTCTGCCTTTTTCTAACCAACAAGGATTCTCATGCCAAAAAAGAAAGTAGTTAAGAAGCCTCATCTGTTCATTGCCACACCTATGTACGGGGGCATGTGCACAGGCTTCTACACCCAGTCTATTATCGCCATGCCCAAGCTCTTTGCTGACAAAGGCGTAGATATTAGCTTTAGCTTTATGTTCAATGAAAGTCTTATACAAAGGGCTAGAAACGCTCTTACTCATGCTTTTATGAAGCAAGACCACATGACGCACATGATGTTCATAGATGCTGACATCAAGTTCAATCCCTATGACATTCTCCACATGTTGGCTGCGGATGTAGATGTCATCTGTGGTATCTATCCTAAGAAGGAAATCAACTGGGGTAGTGTCGAGAGAGCCATCAAAGATGAAGTACCTACTGACCAACTCAAGAACTTTACAGGCTCTTTGGTGGTCAATCTGGTGGACTACTCTGGGGAAGTCACCGTGCCCGTGGACAAGCCAGTAGAAATCTGGAATGGGGGCACAGGCTTTATGTTAATCAAGAAGGAAGTCTTTACCAAGCTCAAGAAGAAAGTAAAGTCTTATATCAATGATGTACATGACTTGGCAGGTACTTTGCAAGTAGACCGTATCCATGAATACTTCCCCGTGATGATAGAGCCTGGCACACAGAGACTCCTCTCTGAAGACTATGCTTTCTGCCACATTGCTAGAAAGCATGGCATCAAGATTTACGCTGCACCTTGGGCTAGACTAGGGCATTTGGGTAGCTACCTCTTTGAAGGTGGCTTGTTACCAGCTCCATGAACCTCACCCCTGTAGAAGTTATCTTACTTATATGGGGTGCAGCCTTGATAGTCTTTCTTTTTTCAGACTAACGCTTGGCAGTCTTAGCTGACCTTTTGAAAGCTTGTCTTGTGGGATAACCCACTTGACCAGGCTTCTTGGCAGGGAGTCCAAGTTTTCTTCTGCGATTGATGTTGTAGTAAAGACCACGCTTTGCTTTTGGTGTTTTCATCTGCATCCCCATCTCTTTCTGGCAGCTTTGCCTCTTTCACCTGTCCAACTTTTACTTCTTGCACAAAATGACTTATGCCGTGGTCCTGATTTCTGTGGTGCTTTTAGGTTTGACCCTGTTGCTCGGTTGTATTTGGCTCGTCCTTTTGCTGTCAAACCTCCCCCTTTGGATACTGACTGCTTTTCTCCTCGTCCTACTGATAAGTTTGGTTTCGACTTATTAGGCATACGGTCTTGTCCCCGCTTTATCTATGATTAAGGCTTGTCTTCT